AGATCAATCTCGTCGAAGCCATTGGTCAGGAAGCAGTATTCATCCTGCAGGTACTGCGGGAATACGCCGAAAATCTTCTCGGGGTAATCCACCTTGTGGATGCCGTAGCGGTAGTACAGTGCGCCCATCGCACCCCAGCACAGGTATATGGTGGAGAACACATGGGTGGAGGCCCAGTCGAGAATCGTCTTGAACTCGTCCCAGTAGTCCACATCTTCGAACGGCATATGCTCTACAGGCGCGCCGGTGACCACAAAACCGTCGTAATAGTTGTCTTTGAACGCATCGAGGTTTTCGTAGAACTTGACGAGATGATCGGCGGAAACGTGCGTGGCCTCATGCGTGGAGGTCTTCATGAAGTCGATTTCGACCTGCAGCGGCGACTTGGAAATCAGACGCAGCAGCTGTGTTTCAGTCTCGATTTTCTTAGGCATCAAGTTCAGGATCACCAGTTTGAGCGGGCGGACGCGCTGACGCTCCGCCTCGGGCTTCTCCAGAGCGAAGATGCGCTCCGAATCGAGGATATCTCTGGCCGGCAGGCCACTGGGGATCTTGATAGGCATGTTCCTATTATGTCAATATTCGGGATAACGGTTCAGGGCATTCCTATAACGGCCATTTATGGCGCGTTATTACCCCGACTCCGACTCCGCCCCAAACCCCTCGCTGCGTGAGCCAATTCACGTTTTAAAACCGCGGGAAGATGACGCGACACGCCGATGTTGACTTTCTGGAATCTGCACCTATTGTAAATAGAGCTGTCTGAGAGACAAGCCGACGCGGGGTGGAGCAGCTCGGTAGCTCGCTGGGCTCATAACCCAGAGGTCCATGGTTCAAATCCATGCCCCGCTACCAATGCCTCGGGCTTCACATGAAAGAAGTCCGAGGCTTTTTCTATATCTTCAAGGCTCCATGCCACTCGCCTAGTCATCTTCTGTGAAATCGAAGACCTATCGACGCCAAGAGCGTTCGCCAGATCCTTTTGCTTGACATTGCGAAGAGTCATGGCCACTTTCATATTTCGCGTGACTATATCCTGCAAACTGACAGATTCGGCCTGAGCTGCGACCTTAGGGCTGATTGTTGCTATTGTCATAGCACATAAGTTTAGCGAAAACTAACAAAAAGATAGAATGCGACACGCCGGACGAGCAGATCTAACTATATTCGTGGTTAGATGTGAGTGTGATAAACATTTTAGTAGATTCACCTACCGTAGGTGAAAAGGTCAAACGCCTTATGGGGCTCAATGGCCTGACACAGGCAGAAGTCGCTGAAACATTGCACTGCTCACGGTCCACGGTCTCGCAGAAATGCACTGGCCGAATCGCTTTCAGCGTGAATGAGATAAACGAGCTTGCCGAACTCTTGCACGTCAGCGCCGATGTGCTCCTTGGGCGAGCTCCGTTGGAGGTGAAATGATGGATTGGCATCTTGTTTTGTCTATTACGGCTCTGGTTTTTTCCATTCTGGTTTCGATTTACGCGTCACGGTGATTCAGATGGTTGGTTGCGGTGATTTTCTGGCGTCTTCGGGATTGTGGTGGAACCTTCGGTGTGCGCACCATGCGCGGAATCGTTCGGCCAGTCTGTGCGATGCCTTCCAGTCCTTTTCCTCCCACCATTTGTCGGCGAGTTCCGAAGTGAGGGGTATTTCTTCGTATCCACAGCGGCGCAGTCTTGTGGGTGATTTGGTCCAGTGGATGCAGATCCTGGCATCCTCGGGCATGTCATCCGCGCCATCGGGCGGCCAGATGGCTATTTTCACGTCGTCACCGTCTTCGTTGGATATGCGCGGGACCATCGTCCGCTCGCCGATTTTCCAGTTGCCGTTCGAGAGCTTTTCCCATGCGTATGTGCGGATTATGCAGTTGTGTCCGAACACGCGGACATCGAAAGCGTCCCCATCGCCGTCATTGGCGATCATGGCCTTCCTGACTGGCAAGCGGCCGTGTTCGTCGGTCAGTGGTGGCGTCACGTTGGTCAGGCGAGTGACGATGTACGAGTTCATCCATGATGCCTCTGGTCTATGTCGAACTGTTCTACCGAAGGTTGCGGCCGTCCAACCCAACGAAATTACGGCGATGATGTCGCTGAAGTTCAGGTGCATATATTCTTCCTTCCTTCGTTGTTTGAAAGGTTTGGTTTGTGCGATTACAAGCCTATCGCTGCGGAGGAAGGAGCCTAACCGTCCATCCATGACTCAAGGAGCAGTGAAATGAGCGTTTTCAATCCGGAATGCACCAGCAATTACTTCCAGGTGCAGGACATCGACCCGTCGGAATGCACCGGCGGCAACCCCTACGCCTTCAAGTGCCGCATCAAGGTGGCCGGAAGCACGTTCGGGTTCGATGGCTTGGACATGGGCGACCTGCAGGCGATGAAGGGCGCGATCAACAAGGCGATGACGCACGCGCGTCGATCTCGCCGTGAATGGGAAGGAGCCCAGGAATGAGCGTCACAGTCAAGCGAGTGGACGGCAAACGGCATTGCTTCTTCGAGCTGATCGTTGAGACGGAGGACGGCATGACGGTGCGCGTCCCGTTCAACGGCGTCGAGCTTGAGGACTTGGAAAGGCAGATCACGCGATGCTTCGAGCAGTGAAACGTTTCATCAAGTTCGTTCTTCTGATTCTGCTCAGCCCCTTCGTGTTGTTCATGCTGGGGCTGGTGCTCGCGATCGTCCGTCTTGGTGATTTCCTCACCGACGACGACTGACAAAACCGAACGGCATATGGGGCGTACGGCGTACCCCTGCCACCGCTGAGCCGGGTTAGCGACCGGCAACGCCAGGCGCGTGGCTATCGCGCCATTTGCGAGACGAAATTTAGCTCCCGACCCTCTCAGGCCGTCGATTAAGGCGGAATCGGGCGACCATAGGCGGCTTCGGCCGCGGTCTGATTGGGGACCATTCCCGGCGGCTTCGGCCGCTCTTGTTATCGACGGCGCGGCTCCGACCGAAACGTTCTGCAAGACCTTTGGAATCTGTTGACGGCACGGCCGGGGAATCTCGGCCGAGCGTTTTCATCAGCAGATTCTAGGTCTTGACCTCTCAAGCGCTCACCAACCGAAAGCTACAGAAAGGATTGAGATTGAGCAAGGCAACATTCCCCGACAAACTCAGGACGCAGATGAGGATGACACTCCCGATGATCGACAAGAACATCAGGTGCAAGGCCAACACCTCGCGGCAGTCTTTGATGCAGGCGTCCGGATTGAACGACAACCAGCTACAGGCCGCTCTAAGAATGGCCTACGGGGAGAAGGGCGTGCCGAGTCCCGTCTACCGCTCACCCACCGCAGGCAAGATGTACGATTCCGAGTCGCTGCTCCGGGTGCTGGCGAAATGGTGCGGGATGTGGGCCTATGTCATCGAGGATTGAACCATCTCTGCACGAGGTGCTGAACTATCCGGACGAATCACGCAGGATGCTCATGCAGGGCTTCGCCGACAAGGTTGACCGGATCGCAAGCAACAACCGGCGCACCGACATCGAACTGTTCCAGGTCTGCCGGGCGCTCGGCGAGCCGAACGTGCCATCGCTGCTCAGCCTCAAAGATGAGGGGCTGCCGGTGTACCGTGTCGGCACCTGGCGCATCGACTGCCGCGGTTTCCGTAAATGGGCAACCGCCTACACGCCATACCGGCCGCAGACGAAACCACAAACCGCATATGAAGGTGAGCCACTGTTTTGAAACCGCAGATTCGTATCTCGCTCGGAGTCGAGGACCACGACCTGCCGCAGCCCGGTGACGTGGAGATAGGCCAGAACATCATCTGCCCGGACGGGCCGCGCATGGTCTGGTCGGACATCTCGAAGGCCGACTGGCCGATTGTCGCCGCGAAGCTGGAACAGATCGCGCTGCTGCTCAGGAGCAAGGCGAGATCGTGACGTGCATCAGGATGTTAAGCACTGCTGAGGCGTCCGAACGGTTGGGCGTCAGCCAGCGCACGCTGATCCGGTGGCGGCAGTCGATCCCGATCATCGGACCTCCGCCCATCCGTATCGGCAACGCCATCCGGTACGCGGAACAGGACGTGAATTGTTGGATCATCACGCAAAGGGAGAAAGGCAAGGCATGAGAAGACAGACAATAGACCCGCGCATCCGCACGAAGGTCATAGCGACGTATGGAAACCGCTGCTGGTTGAACATGCCCGGCTGCTCCATCACCGCGACGGAGGACGACCACATCGTACCGTACAGTCACGGCGGCAGGGACACCGTGGCCAACATACGCCGCGCGTGCAAGCATTGCAACGCGATGCGCCAGGACCGCGTGCTGTCCGGATACGGCGCGACATTGCACGCGGTCATCGGACCGCCACGGGCCGACTTCGGCATGGCCATGCAGTCCATGCTCCGCCGTGACAGCATCGTTGTCAGCTTCGACAGTCTGCTGCGCGACCTGTGCCCGACTCAATCCAAAGCGACCGACGGGCTGCGCCTCGCCGCCGCGATGGCATGGGACGGCGCGGCCCGCACACTGGCCAAGAGTTCCGAGCCGTTGGACGTATGGCTGGTGCGCACGCTGCCACGCTCCCGCCGCCATCCCGACATGCTGGCCGAATGGCTGGCGTTGGACTACGATGTGCACGTCATCGAGACACCGGCCGATTCCACGTTCGCTCTCGACCTCACGCCGCAGGAGTATCGGACGGCGCAGCAGTGGTACGCGCTGCATCTCACGCAGCAGGCCGTGGACGCCCGGCTCGCCGCCAGACGACAACGCCTCGCCGCTCTCGGGCTCCGCCGCGACGTTCCGGCCGACCGTCCGCGATGGTGACCCGCTTTTTTAAACAGTCGACGCCCAAAAGACCCCGCGCCAAGTCTTTTCTCCCCCCAGAACCGTGCAAAAAAGCATGAAAACGTTGGAAAACCAAGGAAAACACATCATGAATCAAGGAACGTTGGAAGGTTTCGAGGAATACACGCATCCCTACGGCATCAGCGGCCTTCAGGAGCAGGCGACCATGAATCTCATCAAGAGCTTCGTGGATGGCAAGACGTTGACGCCGGAGGCTACCTACATCTGCAAGTCGATGCTCTCGATTGCCAGGAACATCGACATCCAGAACAGCAAGGGACGCGAGATCAGCCGCAACATGACATCACTGCTCACATGGTTCCAGGAACTCAAGGCGATGTATCCGGAACAGCCGCAGCTCGACCCGACGCTGGCCGACTTCATCTCCGCAGCGAAGGCCGGACTGTGAACATGCTCATGCGCGGCGGCACGAAACGCGACGAAACGCGGCCGACCGACGGCGCGATCGTCGCACGGACTGCCGAGATGCTCGGCAAGCCGCTGCCATGGCAGCGATACGTGGCCGACGTGGCCGGCGAGATCGACCCGGCCACCGGAACGTACTATTACGACCGTGTGGTGCTTTCCACGCCGCGCCAGTGCGGCAAGAGCACGCTGATCGATACCGAGGACACGCGCAACGCTCTGCTCGGCCCAGACCGGAAGATCTATTACCTCGCGCAGACCGGCAAGGACGCCGAGAAGCATTTCAAGGACTTCGTGCAGCAGCTCTCGAAATCAAGGCTCGCGCCGTTCGCCCTCAAGCCGAGGCTTTCCAACGGCGGGATGGAGCAGCGTTTCCGGAACGGCAGCTTCATCTGCCCGCTGGCCGTGACCAAGGTGGCCGGCCATGGCACGCAGATGGACAAGTTCACCATCGATGAGGCGTTCAGCCTGGACGAAGAGACCGGCAAGCTGATCCTCGACGGCATGGCACCGACCATGAACACGAGACTGCACTTCACCGGCGTCCAGCCCCAGATCTGGATAACCTCGACCGAAGGCACGGCAGATTCCACGTTCCTCAACGGCCTGCTCGACTCCTTCCGTGCCGGAAACGTGCCCACACGCACATGCTGGTTCGATTTCGGTATCCCCGACGACGCCGACCCCGAGGACTTCCAGACGATCCTGAAATGGCATCCCGCCGCCGGCCTGCTCTGGGACATCCGCCAATTGCGCGACTTCCGCGAACAGTTCGCCGGCAACGAGGCCGGCTGGGCGCGAGCCTTCGGCAACCGGCGCGACACCGGCGTGGCCGAACGCATCATCCCCGACCAGCTGTGGCAATCCACGTTGGCCACGCCGGTCACACCGGATCGGATCGACGGCCGACCCGTGGTGATAGCCGCCGCCGTGGACGTGGACGCCACGAACACGTCCATCTCGGCGGCGATCCTCGAACGGGACGGCACCGTGACCGTGCAATTGCTCGAAGTCCTGGACGGCACCGGCATGGCACCCGCCGAGATCATGAGAATCTGCGGCACCTACCACGCGCCGCTGGTCATGGACGGCAAAGGGCCTAACGCCGACCTGCACGACCGGCTCGTATCCATGACCGATGAAGCCGGCGACCCACTGATTGACTTCATCGCCATGCAATCAGCCGACTATCTCGCGGTCGGCCAGGCATTCGTCAGTGGTTTGCAGAACAAGCTGATACGCCACGCCGCCGATACCGAGCTCGACGCAAGCGCGGCCAGCTGCGCGAGGACGTGGAGCGGCGACGCGTGGCGCGTCACACGGCGTGGCAGCACCGGGCTGACCTCGCCGATTGAATCATGCATGTTGGCGGCGTGGGGAGCGCATCACCTGCCATCTGACGGCGCGCTGCAAATCTTCTGACGTGTCACCGTTTGTCACTGAATGTCACCGTTTGTCACTGAATGTCACCGTTTTTTTGGCCGTGACGGGACCACGGCCATATTCTCGGCGTCATGAATCTTTGGAAACGAATGAAGCTCGCCGGCCGCGTGCTCACGCGTGGCGCGGAAGGCACGGACATGCCGGAAGGCGTCAAGCCGCCGGCACGGCGTTCGGACACCGAACCGCTTCAACTGTCCACGGTGTTCCGTGGCGTGCAGGTGTTGCAGACGGCCATCACCGGGCTCCCGGTCGTGGAGCAGCGCGGCGGCCGTGATCTGCCGGACGTGAGCCCGTTGGTGTTGCAGCCGGACGTGTCCCGTTCACGACGTGATTTCATCGCCGACATCGTGGCCTCGCTCGTGCTCGACGGCAACGCGTTCACCCGCATCGTGCGCGATTGGCAGGGCGAGATCGTGACATGCGAGGTGCTGCCGCCGCAATACGTGACCGTCACGGACGAAAGCGATGACCCCGCGCGGCCTGACCTGCGGTTCTCCTATCTCGGCCGCGACTACACGGCGGATGACGTCGTGCACAGCAAGTTCCTCAACGTGCCCGGACGTCTTCGCGGCCTCGGCCCCATCTCGGCGGCGCGCGAGGAGATCGAGGGCGCGCAGCTCGCGCGCGACTACAAGACGAAGTTCTTCACCGATGGCTCGAACCTCAAGGGCTATCTGCGCACGAGCGAGAACGTCACGAAGGAGACCGCGCAGCAGGCGAAGGAAGCGTGGAAGAGCGACGGCACCGCAGGTGACATCAAGGTGCTAGGCAAAGCCCTGGAATACGTGCCGCTCGACATGAAGCCGGCGGACCTGCAATTTCTGGAGACGCAGAAGTTCGATACCACGCAGATCGCCCGTCTGCTCGGCATCCCGGCAAGCATCATGCTCGCCGCCGTCGATGGCTCGAACCTCACCTACAGCAACATCGAACAGTCCTGGATCGAGTTCGCGGACTACACGCTGGCGGCCTACACCGGCGAGATCGAGGAGATCTTCAACCGCCTGCTGCCGCGCGGCCGAACCGCGAAGTTCGACTGGGACAGCTCGCAGCGCGCGAACATGAGCGACCGATACACGGCTTACAAGACCGCCATCGAGGCCGGTTTCCTCACCGTCGATGACGTGAGGCGCAAGGAAGGGCTGCCGGCACTCGTGAAGGGAGAAGACCAATGAACATCGAGAAACGTGAAATCGCCTGGAAGGGGCTGACGCTCCGCTCGGCCGACGACGCCGGGGCATCGACGGTGGAGGGCGTCGCCGTGCCGTTCGGCGACATCATCGACACGTGGGACGGCGCGGAGACCTTCGACCGCGATTGCTCGTTCGACGGGCTTGACGAGGCGAAACTGTGCTTCGAGCACGGCGAGACCATCGGACGGATCACCAACGCGGAAAGCACCGACGACGGACTGCACATCACCGCGCGGATCAGCGACACGGCACGCGGCCGCGACGCGATGACCCTGATCCGTGACGGCGTGCTCGACAGCTTCTCGGTCGGCTTCGTCCCGATCGAATCGCAGAAGGACCGCGACGGCATCACCCACCGCCGCAAGGTCAGGCTGCTTGAGACCAGCATCGTGAGCTGGCCGGCCTACCAGAACGCGAAAATGACCAAATCAGCGGCACCAGCCGTCGAACACAGGAAGGAAACCATGGAAAACAACAACGAACTGATGGACCTGATCCAGTCCGTCCAGGAGGAACAGCGCGGCATCAAAGCCGAAATCACCAAGATGGGCGCGAAACCAGCACCGGCTGCCATCGGCGCGGCGTACCGGAGCCACGGCGAATACATGCAGGCCCTCGCGCGAGGCGACGAACAGGCCATGACCGTGATGAAGGAATGCCGCGACCTGATTTCCACCAAGGACACCGGCAACACCGCCACCTGGATCGCCGACGACCTCAAACTGATCGAGGACCGCCGCAAGGTCTCCCAGCTCCTGACCCATGACACGCTCCCGGCGACCGGCATGAGCATGGAATACCATGTCGTGACCTCCGACACCACAGCCGTCGGCAAACAGGAGACGGAAGGCTCAGAGCTTTCCTTCGGAAAAGTCACCTTCGGCACCAAGACCGCCGACATCAACACCTACGGCGGCTACACCACCCTATCCCGCCAGACCATCGAACGCAGCACCACGCCGATGCTCAACACCGCGATCACCGCGTTGCAGAACGCTTACGCGAAGGCCACCGAGAAGGCCGTGCGCGACCATCTGTATGCGGAGATCAAGGCTCAGCGCGACGCGTCCAAGGACGCCAACAAGATCGACGCGCCACAGTTGGCCAACATGACCATCGACAATTGGGTGTCACTCATCATCGACGCGTCCGAACTGGCCGACGCCCGCAACGTGTCGCTGACGCGCCTCGCGGTCTCCAAGGACGTGCTCAAGGCACTGGTGAAGCTCAAGGACACCGGTGACCGGTTCTTCAACCTCAGCGGCGACGGGTCGGACACCATCGGAAGTTTCGACCTGACCGGCGTGGCCGGCACGTTCATGCGCGTCCCGGTCGTGCTGCTGCCGAACGCCGATGCCGGATTGGCCAGTTTCATCGATCCCGCCGCCGTGACCGTCTGGGAGTCCGGCGGCCCGGCGCAGCTGACCGACGGGAACGTGACCGGCCTGACCAACAGCTACAGCGTCTACGGATACATGGCGGTGGCCACGACCCATGCGGACGGCCTGATTCCGGTGAAGTTCGCCACGGCATGATGATCGCTGACAACATCCTGCTGCAACGGCTCCGCGACGAGGTCGGAGTGCCGGACGGAGAGGACGAACGGCTCACGGTCAAACTCGCGGCGGCGCGCCGATACGTCGCGCACGCGGTCGGCACCACCGCCGTCGATGACGATTTGCTGGCCGATTGCATCGTCTCCTGCGCGGCGGACCTGTTCAACATGCGTGACGCGCGCCTGGGCGTGATGGACGTGGGCGACTCGACCGTGGAACCATTCAGGATCTCCACCGACCCGCTCCGCTCGGTCTGGCCGAAACTCCGCGCCGCCGGCGTGCTCACCGGGGGCATGGTGATCGCATGAACATCCAGGAACAACGCGCCGCGCTGATGAACACGCTCACCGACATGCTCGATGGACTGGTCAGCAGCGTCAGCATCGACGCCCAACTGATCCGCCCGGCGGCCGGCAAAGTCGCGGTGTTCATCGAACCGCCGGCCGTGGAATGGCCGTCATGGGGCCCGCCGGAACCGGTCTGGACGTTGGACGTCATCGCCGGCACGCCGGCCACGCAGCCATCCGCAGTCGATGACATCCTCACAGCGCTCGACCGGCTCGCCGAACGTGGCCTGAACCTCCATAAGGCCACGCCTGCGACATGGAACCTCGCAGGGGCCGGCACACTCGCCGCCTATCAGGTCACGTTGAACGCTCTGGAAACCGAATAAGACAAGGAAAGGAAAACAATCATGGCTGGAAAGATCCGCACGCTCGGACCAGGCATCTTCAAAATCACCGACACCGCAAACGGCAGGGACTTCAGCGCCGACCTGACCAAGGCGCAATTGAACCCGTCGAACAGCAGCGACGACCCGACGACGTTCCTGGACGGTTCCGAGGAAACGAACACCACGACCACGTGGACTTTCGAGGGCACCGTGGGCGACGACTTCAGCGAGGACGGTCTGGCCGTCTGGCTCTTCGACCACAAGGGCGAGACGCTGCCGGCCCAGTTCGTCCCGAACAAGACCGGCAAGATCCAGTGGACCTTCAACGTCACCATCGCGCCAATCGCCATCGGCGGCGACGTCAAATCGAAGAACACGAACGATCTGAGCTTCGCCGTCACGAACGTCGCCCACGCACCGTACACGGGCAAGTGATGGCCGGCAAGGCATTGATGGTCGTCGGCCAGAAACGCTTCGTACAGACGATGCGCAAGGCCGGCGCGGACATGGACGACCTGAAGGAAGTGAACCGCGAGGCCGCGCAGATCGCACTGCCCGCCGTCCGCAACCTCGCCCCACGAGGCAAGACCGGCCGGCTGGCCGGCAGCCTGCGTGTCGGAGCGACGAAACGCGCCGGCGTCAT